CGCATACCTTCACCGACATTATAGCCAGTTGAAGATGCAGTACCAACAGGGTTTAGGATTGAAGGATTGCTACCAGCCTGAGCGGTAGTACCCATACCTGCAACACCATCAGCAAAGCCGTTTGCGTCATCAAGACCAGCAGGCTGACCGGAGAATGCAGAATCAACTTCGTTATAGAAGGTCTCTGCACCACTTTGGTTGGTGTAGCGTGAACGCATTGCGAAGATGAGTCCAGTAGGACCACTCATTGGTTGAACGCCAGCAATATCATAGGCGATCAGGTTAGGCATTGAGCGTCTGATTAGTGAAATCAGAACGGGGTCAAAACCTGCGGTAGGACCACCAGCAGCGGCACCACCACTGAAACCAGCATAAGTGCCGGATCCGGTGCTCATTGTTGGTGCTTCTGTTAGGAAGTTTCCACCGTGCTCGAAAGCAGATTGCTCACGAAGGAATTTTTCTTGGTTCTCTAGCAGGACTGCGGTTACAGCTCTTCTGTGCGAATCTTTGATTGAATCAAGACCCTCATAGTTGAGGAGAGGTGCCCACTTTTCCTGCAATTGTTCAGAATGGAACATTTGCGTTTACCTTTTGTAGTGTGATTGTTTGCGTTTGAATTATATTAAATTCAATTATTTGCTGAATGCTGAAAGAGTCTTCAGGTAAGTAGCCATTGAACCAGAAACTGATTCAGGTGAACTATCTACACCCTCAGAAAGGGTTTCAGTTCTTGCAGATGGAGATGTAGGTCTTGAAGGGAAATATGATTCCTTCAAAGTCTCCAGTTTTTCACGATATTCCTCTTCACTTTCAAACTCAACACTTTCGGCAAGTGAAGCGAGCTTGTCTTTCTGAGTGTGTGCAAGACCCTCAGAAACCTTTTCAAAGATTCCATCCGCAACCGACTCTGCGAGACGCTTGTTTAGGGAAACATTCTTCTCAATTTGCTCGTTGAGTTTTATTTCCATGTCATCAAGTTTTTCTACCATGCTCTCTAGAACATCATATTTATCTTCAGGGATTGTTACATAATGTGCTTCAAAAAGACCCTTCATTCCTGAAAGGAATGATTCGGTCATTTCGGTCTTAAGACCACCCTCAATTGCGAGAGTGTTCTCAGTGAACCATTCATCAGAAACATACTCTAGGTATGAATCTACACGCTCAGCAAGTTCGGTCTTAATTTCTTCGACTTCTTCTGCAAGAGCGGCGGCATACTGTTCTTGAAGTGCTTCTTGAATTTGACCAACTTTTGATCTAAGAGCAGCTTCAAAAATAGTTCTTGCCTTTTCTTGGAACTCCTCAGAGAGTTCTTCGCCGGAAAGAAGAGCATTTACATCTTCTTCGATGTCATATGATTCTTCCATTTCCTCATCTTCGTCTTCTTCGTCTTCTTCGTCTTCGTCCTCTTCTTCCTTCTTACCTTTTTTCTTGCCGCCCTCTTCTTCTTCCTCTTCTCCCTTAGCTTCGGCAACTACTCCATCTTCATCAATCTCTTCTTCGATGAAATCTTCATCGTCAAGTTCTTCCTCTTCTTTCACTCCTTTCATTGCTTCAGCAGGCTTTGCTCCTTTGTTGACAACATCTCTTACTTGCTTAAGAGTTGCGCCAGGAGTCTTCAGTTTTGCTGAATCATCGGTTGACTTATAATTGGAAGGATCTGGTCCACCAAGATCTTCCCATCCTGCAGTTTGACCTGGTGTTGTACCAGATAGATTTGGCATTGCGTCCGCTGCCTTAGCATTTGCATTGACAGCGGTTTTGGATTGCTTAGTGCCTACTTCCATTTCTTGTAAATCTCCACGAGACATTTGAACTCTCCGATTAACCTTTAGTAATTTAATCTATATTTATTTATAAATTAAGAAATTACAATGAATTTAAAAATTCATTGAATAATGATAACTTATAGTCCTCTAGAAGACCTTGATCGACCAAAGTATTTATTTTGTTATATGCTGCTTGTGCAGCCTTTTCTCTAAGAACTCCGCCATCCCATATCCATTCTTTACCTTCCATAATTCCCTGAACAAAAGCATCAGGTGCAGAAGGGTCGGCAACAATATCAGCAGCAGTTGCTAACATAAAATCTTCACCAACTTCTTTATAACCTTTTGTGTTCTCTCTTAATGAACCAATACCGCGAGAAGAAACCCCAAGTGTTACTCCATCCTTAAGAAGAGATTCGGCAATCTTGCCCATTGGGGTGGATAAGATTTGTGCCTTACCGATGAAGTTATTACCTTGACGATAAAGTTCTGTAATTTTATGAGAAACTCTATCAAGATTTACAGTAGGACCATCGGGGTGACCAAGTTCTCCAAGGGCACGACCTTTCTGAACATACTGCTCATTATAACGACCTACTTCTCGCTCCATAATCTGCATGGGATACATTCTCCCATTGCGATTAACACATTCTGCTTGTAAGAATGGTCCTTTGATGTAGAGTTTTGCTTGCTTACCAGTTCCTTCGGTAATAACCTCTACCTTTTCTATTTCTTCTCTGATAAGTTTCATTATGCTTGTCCTGAAATTTGTACTTGTTGATAATATAAAGTTCCAGATCCAGCACCAAATACTGATACCTTGTTGGAGGTAATAACTGCTGCGTCCGGCGATGCAAATGCAGTTACGATTCCTGCACTGTTATAATCAACAACCATTCTGGTTTGATAATACCCACCAACGTTTGAAGTTGTATCTACAGAAATAACCCTTTGATGAGTGAAGTTGTAATAGGTCTGCCCCGATGCAGTTAGAGATACATAATCACCAACTCCAAATGGAACTTGAGTTCCTTCTGGTACAGTAACAATTGTAGTTGTGCCGGTGGTTATACCAACAACTCTATTGGATGCTTTTGTCAATGCAATAGTTTCAGTTCCCCCAGATGGGACATAATAATCTGCTGCTGTTGCAGATGGAGTTGCTCCAACCGAAATAAAAGCAGCACCACCTACAGCAACTACTCTCAAAACACTTGATTGAACTGTAAATGCTGATGAAGTTGATGCAGCACCTGCTGTAAATGTGAATGAGGATCCAGCCCCAACTGGTCTATGTGCCATTATTCTTATAATTACGTTTATTAGTTATTTATTAATTAATTATCTTTGTTCAATCCAAGTCATTGCACCATAAGCAACTGCATTCGTCACACCAGTATCCAAAACTGCAACTGCAAGAGTGAGAGTATCGCTAATAGTTCCAATACCACTTCTACCAATTTGATAAACGGTATCCTTATCTAAACGAACACCAGTGCCACTATTTCCACCAATAATAAATCCACTGTCCAAATCAATACCTGCTGTTCCAACTCCAGTAGCAGTCCTATTGTATTGTGTAAAAGAATTTGTATCGGGCATATCAACCCAAGTTCCACCAGTCAAATCTGCATTTCGGATAAATTTATATCCCAAACTAATAATCGTTGCATTTGTGCTTGGACTTGATTGATATAAACTTGCTGCCTGAAAGAATGTTGGGAGAACAATACCTTGAAGTGTTGTGGATTTTAGGCGAATTGACAGGAGTGGATAATAAGTTTGTGCTGCTGGTAAAATCTTACCAGTCACAGGAGTTTCAATATTCTGTGCAATACCTAACTTCTCCGGAGTTCCTTCCTGAGTAAGAGAGTTTGAACCTTGATAAAATATTGAAGATGTTGTTGCAATACCTGTTACATTGGTAAGTTCCAATCTAATTGGCAAGAATGGAGTAGCACACCAAGGTAAAGATAGAATATTTGCGTGATTGAATGTATGAATAAAGTGAGTAGTTCCGTTAATAACAAATCCAACTTTTACTTGTCCTGCACCATACCATTCATAGTCAAATGAAACTAATTGTTGAGTGTCTGGACCAGCAATAATTCCACTTGGACCAGTTCCATCCAACTTATCTCCATTCCACTGACTACGAGGAACTCTAGTTTCAGTTACTATTCCTGTAACAGAACTACGAATTACGCAAGAATATCCATCATATCCGGAACCATTATCTTCAAAATAAAAACCATCTCTTGCCTCAAACATTCCCATTCTTCTACGAACACCAGGAACTGGATTTGTAAGAATAATTGAAAATGTTGCTTGAGAAGGTCTTCCTGGAATATATCTCATTACATTCCTGGTTTGACGAATAACTTCAGAACCAGTAGTAACACCAACTTGCATAACAATCGCACTTCTATATGGGTCGTGATATGCAGTTCCACCTAAAGAAACTCTTGTATCCCATACGTCAGTTTCTAATCCATATTGGAAAGTATTGAAAAATGTAGTTTCGTATGGAGAAACTCTCAGACGATTTTTAGAAGTATTATCAATATTTGCAAGATATGTTGGAAGTGGTGAGAAATCACTTACTCTTGTAGTAGTGCTTTCACCAAAACCAACATAATATAATGATGTTGGAAAAGTATTTTGCTCGCTTACTGCACTGGTTCCTATACCAGTATTAACTACTACATCTGCGGGTTGGGGAAGGGGATTATAAGACATTATACTAAGAACCAGTTAGAACCGTTGTAAAAATAAGTAAAACTTTGATGATTAATTTTCATCACAACTGAAGTATCATTTTCAACACTCGCACCAATACCAGCACGAACCGTTACATTATATGTAGATATCTTATTACCCTCATCTTTTATTGTGATCTTTTTACCTGTTAATGGAGATGCTGGAAGGTCTATCAGAACAGGAACATTTGCATTTATTGCAATATAATCATCAGAAGTTGTTGCTTGATAGTATGTTGTAACTCCAGAAATTGTTACACAACTTGTAAATCCAACACATGCCCATTGGACACCATTCCATTTATAATAACGACCTGCGGTATTATAAATTTGATTTAGTAGTGGAGAGTTTGGAAAATTAATCGCCATAGTTCTAAACCTGCTGAATGGTTATAATCACTGAAGGAATTCCGGGAATATTGACTAAAACTGGTGGGTTTCCTACAGAAGTAATTGGGTCGCTATGAGTTAATTGTACTTGAGTATCATCAACCATCCACACATATTCGATATAGTCACCTGGACTCATACTGATAATAAAATTCCAAGCAGCAACTGTCTCCGCAGATGTCCCTTGAACAGCAACCTTGCTATTAGTGAATGGGAGATCAAGTCCATTTTTTTTCAACCAAATCCAGATATTTCCAGTAGCACCTGAGGGTTTATCTAACTGAACTGAAAACTGTGTATTATAAACTCCACCGTAAGTGGAGGTAATTCTACTATTACTCACTAAAGTAAATCCACTTTGCCCATCAACACTATTGAGAAGCATTGTGGTTGTAACACCAATTCCAGGACAAGCTTGTGTTGTTGTGTCCGAATAAGAACCATAGTATCTTGTAGAGGTTCCTAAACCAGTTGCATTGATTGTAACTGTTCCAATTCCATTCGTAGGAGAAATTGTAATTCCTGTTCCTGCAATAATTTGATTAACAATTGTGGGTTTATTAAGGATTGATGAGATACCAGTAGTTGCATTCCAGTCACTATTGACTTGTGCTGCAGGAATTAGTGGTTTGTTTAGAATAGATGTAACTCCAGTTACTGCATCCCAATTTGCATTTAATTGGGTAAAACTACCAGTACTACCAATACCTGTTGCGTTAATAGTAATGCGTCCAGTATTTGCTGATATGTCAATACCAGTTCCTGCTACCAGATAAGTGACAATACCACTTAAAGTTGCACCGTTACCATAGTATGAGTTTGCAGTCACAACCCCAACACTCATCCCAAGATTGGAAGTATTTCCATATCCCAGAGTGACATCTAGATTTTGTGGGAGATTTGCTCCCCCTCCACCACTACCTCCATCACCCCCACATCCAGGTGCAAATTCTACCCATTGCGTACTATTGCCATCTGTATAATAGAGATAGGGTTTTCCAACAGTGCTGTCCCACCAAAGGGGATAAATTATTGGATCTGTTGGAGGTGCATCACCAATAGTTAATCCAATTCCAGTAATAGTTACAATACCGACATGAGAAGAAACAAAAATATTTGGACCCGCATCAATATAAGTTACAATACCACTTAAGGTTGAACCATCATTTGAACCTATCCACTTATTGATTGTTTCGTCATATTGTAGAAAGTAATTATCCGTCTTTGCACTATCCCTATCAACATCATCTAGGAATTCGAGACGAGTTTCACCACCTCCACCTAATGTGGAAAGTTGTTGTTGAATTCTTGTTATAAACAGATTATAATGCCTTTGTAAATCATCAAGAGTTGCAAATTTTTGATCCAGTGGGGTTAATGGATCTTGTTGAACTTTAAAATCTGATGGTTCTGCAAGAAGTCCTAATGATTTTTCTATGAGTGTTGGTTCTTCTTTAGGTTCTTCTGAAATTTCTTCTACTATATTATCTACAATTTCTTGAACTTCTTCAATAACTTCTTCTACAATCTCTCGGACTTCTTCTATTGGTTGCTCCTTTATTTCCTCAGAATACAACCAATTTTCAAAAACTTGTAGAGATTTTTCTTCTTTTTTCTTTTTTATTTTGTTCTTTTTTTTAATAGTGGAGACTTCTTCAAATACCGAATCTAAGTTCAAATCTCCAACAAGAGATCTAAACTCTTCTTTCTTTTTTTTCTTTTCGGAACTTATAGTTGAAAAAAAATCCGAAAGATCTATATCTACTCCGAAGTCATCCACTTATCACTCTTCCTCTTCTACTTCGCCAAAAAGAGATGATGCTACTGCAGGACGAAAAGAATCAATCTTCTCTGCGGATTTTGTGAAGAGTAGGTCTTTAATTTTATCACTAATCTGAGAGGGGGACTCATCAGCAGCAATCATATCTAGTAAATCATCCATAGTTTTAAATTAAGCAATCGTTGTTATTTATCAAATTTCGCCACCCTTGGGCATCTTTGCAATACTTGTATTCATTTCTACAGACTTTCCATCTGCTACTGTTGCTCCTCCACCAGTTGCCCCATCAGTATTTGGTTCCATAACAGGTTGTCCAAGGTCCATTCCTGCAGAGGTTTGGTCTAATGGAAGTCCGGTCATTGGATCAACTGGTGCATTTGGATCGGGAATAATTCCATCTGCAATTTCTTTCTTCATCAATTTATCTTGATCGACGATTTCTTGGTCAGTTTGACGAAGAATTTTGCGTCTTACATAATCTTGTGAGAAATATTTTCCAATATATGGCTCTGCAACTTGAACCATATTCAACCTTTCATTCAGAAGTTCTGCATCCTTAAGTTCGGCAAAATGGTTATCATATAGGAAATCATATTGAATATGCTCATTCATAATCTCCCAATCTTCGGGAGTAATGATATTTTTGAGAATAAGTTGAGTTCTCAGCATATCGCTAAACATATACGAGAATCTTTTTCTCAGTCTAGCAACAAACTTGCTGAATTTAACTTCATCGCGAAGAATCTCTGATGAACGACCTAAGTTGAAACCACCTTCACCATCCATTCTTGATGGTGGGACATTTAAAGAACGATAAAGTTTCTTTTTAAAATATTCAATATCGGTAATTTCTCCAAGGTTTTGACCACCTGGAAGTGTTGTAATCTCTGTACCTCTACCACCTTCACGGCGAGGTAACCAGAAATCTTCCAGCATACTCATAAATTTCTTATCATCACGGATTTCTCCAGTTGATGCATCATATACGAGTTTGTTACGATAACGCATCATAACATCACGGAGATATTGTTCTGCCTTTACCTTAGGTAGATTGCCTACATCAATATAGAAAATTCTACGCTCTGGAGCACGAGATAGGCGATAGATAACCAGAGAATCTTCAATCATTCTTAGTTGATTGAGAGACTTGATTGCTTTGTGTAGATATGAAAGAGTTGACCCTTTATTTCTGTCTACAAGACCTGAAGTGCAATATGCAATAGAATCTTTTGAGAACTTGATTCCACCAGTACCACCCATCGCAGATGGGTTGCTGGTTGGATAAGTCATCTTTGGATTATAAATGTAATATTCCTCAATCTCAGGAAATTCATATTGCATTGGGTCGTCAACATTCGTGTTTGCCAACCTATAAATCTTTTTATCCTTCTCAGTTTGCTTTTGTTGGCGAACATAACGCATTTTCATTGCGTCAATGTATCTAAGTTCTTGAATTCCCTCGTGAGGATTCTTAAAATCGATTACTTTGTGGTAGTATAGTCTACCATCAACATACCAGTTTCTATAAATTTCGTGGGATTTTTTATCAAAATCCAAAAGTTCTAGAATATATTTAAACTCTTCCCTGATTTTTTTCTTAATACCATCACTTGCATTAAGATTTGACAGTTCAATTTGTACAGGACTGTCATTAGTATCTGATACGATTGCTTCGTTAACAATATCTTCAATGGCACTATCACACTCCGGATGAAGTGCCATTTCACGATATCTTTTTATTAAATCAAACTCGGTTCTATAAACACCTTCAATATCTACATAAGAACCAAAAAATCCACTACTTAAGTAAAAATCACTCCCGTCCTCACTGTTAGGTGCAACGGGAGATACAATAGAAGGGGATGTTGGTTCTTGATCCTCAATAGAGAATCCAAACAATTTTGCCATAATTTATTTTAATCTTTGCACTATTTATTATGCTTCTTCTGTGGTAGGTGTCCAGTATTGAACCTGGAATTCTACGGTGAATTCCTCAATTGTATCTGAGGTATCATATGAAAGGTCAATTGCAGAGATATTTGTTGGGAAAATGCTATAGAATTTGTAAGTAGCAGCTCTTTCAAGACCAGAACCTGTGGCAATGTTAGTGCCTACGTTACTAGCTCCTCTTT